TTGATGACTTCGCGGCGGCAATGCTCGCGCCAGATAACGGTTAAGCCCCCAAATAGGATTATATCATGGCACAGCCAACCAACACACTCGACAGCTACGACGTAAAGGGTATCCGCGAGGATCTTTCAGATTCGATTTATGACATCTCGCCGGAGGAAACCCCGTTTTACTCCAGCATGGCGAAGGTAAAAGCCACCAACACCTACCACGAGTGGCAAACTGACGCCCTCCGCGCGTCTGCCGCAAATGCGCACATTGAGGGCGACGATACTGTCGCCGAAGCTCGCAGTGCGACAAGCCGCCTCGGTGATTACACGCAGATTTTCAAAAACTCTGTTGTTATCCCCGGCACTGATGACGGCTTGAACAAAGCGGGCCGCGCTAAAGAAATGGCCTATCAAGTCCTGAAGATTGCCAAGGAGCAAAAGCTTGATATTGAAAAGGCCATGTTTGCAAACAACGCTCGCGTTGCTGGCAGTTCGACCGCTGCCCGCGAGCTTGCTGGCGCTCCGGCATGGCTGACAACCAACGTGCTTTTTGGTGCAAACGAAGGCGCAAGCCCAACCGGCGACGGCACTGACGCTCGGACTGACGAAACCTCGACTTTGATTGCGTTTTCCCAAGCGCGGTTTGATAGCGTGATGCAGTCAATCTGGACCGCAGGTGGCAAGCCCGATACTGTTTATCTGTCCAGCTACCAGATGAACAAGGCGCTTGCATTCACGGGTGCCAACAACCAGCGCGCCAATATAGAGGCCACAAAGGACGAAGTTCGCAACGCAATGGTGGTCTATGTGACGCCGTGGGGCGCTGTGACGTTCAAGCCGACACGCGAAAACCGCAGCCGCGACATCTTTATCATGCAGAATGATATGTGGTGCGCTGGCGTTCTGCGCGCGACGAAAAACGAAATGCTTGCGAAGACTGGCGATAACGAAAAGCGCCAAGTCGTGACCGAGCTGACGCTTGTGTGCAAGAACGAGGCCGCTTCCGGCGGCTTGTTCGACAACACGATCACAGGCTAACCTATCGGGGCGGTGTAACAGCCGCCCCTTTAGCTTTCAGGAGAACCCCATGAAATACAAAGTCACGGTTAATGGCATGTTTGTCGCTGGTACGCTTTACCGCAAGGGTGAGACGTTTGAGCTTGATGAAGAAAACGTCGATAAGCTGCGCAACATTTCCCCCCATTTGAAGTTTGAGGCCGAGCATGAGCAAATTAAGCGAAACGATGACACTGGACGAAAAGACGGGGCGGCTGTCGATTCATCAAACGCACGACTTCAACCCCGTGATGGAAAAAGCGAAGGCGTTAAAAAGCGCGGGGATCGACGGGGGCGGTGACAATAAGATCGTAGGCCTTATCCCGATGAAGATGTTTTACGAATGGGCGAAGAAGTGGGGCGTGGATCACAAGGACGGCCCCGCCATGGAAGAGGTTGTGGCCCGCGAAATGATGGATAGCGACAATGCGCATTTGCGCGTATGGGATGGCAAGTTTTAGGGGGGCTAAGCATGAAAGTATCTGATAAAGGCATAGCGGCGCTTGTCGCGCACGAGGGCGTTGTACCAGCGCCATATCTGGACAGCGTAGGCGTCTGGACCGTTGGCGTCGGCCACACAGCCGCCGCTGGCGCGCCTATCCCCGCCAATATGAAGCGAGGGGTGCCGGATGATCTGGACGCAGCCCTACGGGACGTGTTTGAGGTCTTTTCCCGCGACTTAGAACGATACGCCGCTGATGTTCGCCGCGCGGTGAAGGTTCCAATGGCGCAACACGAATTTGACGCGGCTGTATCATTCCATTTCAACACAGGCGCAATCGGGCGGGCATCATGGGTTCGCAGCTGGAACGCTGGCAATAAGACCGCCGCGACCAAAGCATTTATGAACTGGTCAAAGCCCGTCGAGATTATCCCGCGCCGCCGTGACGAACGGGATCTGTTTGCGCATGGGCGATACCCCAAAGGCCGGGCCACCGTTTGGAATGTGACGGAGGCTGGCCGTGTGATCTGGAAGCCGTTGCGCACGCTATCGCCGGATGATGTTTTGCGCCTTATGCAGCGTGCGCCAATCATGCCAGCGCCTGTTGACGTGCCAGAACCCGTTATCGACACACGGCCCGCGCCGGACAAGCCTGCTCTCGGCTTCTGGGCATCCCTTTTCGCCGCAATTTTCGGAGGACGCAAATGAACTATGCACTTATCGCCCGCACTGTCCTACGCCTCGGCGCGCTTGCCGCTGTATCGGCGGGGCTGGCCACCGAAGGCACAGCCGCTGTGTTTTACGAAAACGCAGATATCGTCGCGGTGACTGCTCTTGTGATGTCTGAGGCGTGGCTGGCGTTTGACAAATGGCGCGACCGGAAGGCCGCGAAATGATCGGCGTGCTGCTAGGCGGCGTCTGGCCCTATATCCTCGCCGCTGGTGCGTTATCCGCTGGCGTGGTGGGCGCTTACGTGCGAGGGCGTAAGGATGCGTCTGACAAGGCTGATCACAAGGCCGCAATCACATATCTTGAAACCATGAAGAGGGCGCGTGATGAAGACTACATTGATCCTAATCTTAACATTATTCGTGACAGGCTGCGCGACCGTGGCAAGCGATAGCGCGATCTGCGACGGTGTCAACCGGGCGATGACAGATCACGCGGCGGCGCTGGCGTCTGATGGCGGTGCAACATCACTGCAAACGGGCGACAGGCTTATCCGCATGATCGACGCGGGATGCGCGATGTGATTATGCGCATCATCCTTGCAGAGCTATCGCGCGCGGACGCCTACCCGTCCGACTGGTACGGCTATGCAAAAAACCAGCTTGCACATTTCGCCCTAGGGATAACCACGGCGTCACTTCTGGCACAGGCACATTTCGCGGTGTTCAATGAGTTTGCGCAAAAGGGGGCAACGTGGGCCGTTGTCGCGGTGGGTTATGCGGCGTTTGAAATCCTACGCCAAGGATGGAACGGGCGAGACACGGTTGAGGATTGGCTGTTTTTCGCGCTGTATGGCGGTGGATTGCCGATTTTCCTGTTTAACGAGGTCGAGATTGGTTCACCGATGTTGAGTATAAATTCCCAGCTGGTAATCCCGTGGTTCGCAGTTGTGATGTGCCACCTTGCGGGCGGCATTGTTGCGCGCGTCGTCACGACACAGAGCAACAAATGAAGGACGATGGCGCAATGGATGCTTTTTTGAATTACTGGCCGATGATCGGCGCGGCTGTTGCTTTTATCGCGGGTTATACTGAGCTTAAAGTAAATCACAAATCACTGCGTTCTGATTTTGACGGTGAAAAAACCCGCCGTGATCGAGAGCGCGCCATGGATGTTGAGCTGACGCGGGATATGTTCCGCGAGATCCGCGCAGATATTAAAGAGGGCCGTGATGATGTTAAGCTACTCTTGCAGCGTGACCGGGGATCAAACTGAAAAGCAATCCTTGACGACTGCGCGCGGTGCGTTACACTACAATCACCCACGGCGGGGCCAGCCGATAACACGAACTATGAAAGGTCCATGATTTAGCGTTACTATAACTGTGCTACGTTTGCCTGTACGCACAAGACCTTGCCCGCCCCTGTTAATCAGGCGGCGGGCCTTTTTGTGTTTGAATGGCGTTGCGGCCTATGGCGTGGGGGAGTGCTGGGGTTTGGCAGGCACAAGAGCGTCAAATGAAACGTAAGTTGTATCCCTGTATGCTGTACCGTCATTTTTAACCTTGGCGAGATTGATTGACGCTGCGAAGCTCCACTTGCCAACAGATATGGAGTGCAAATAGTATGTGCCTTTTCGTTTTCCACACCAAATGGCGTCAACCATTGCTCCAACAAAAATACCATCTTTGGCTAATTCTGCTTCTTTGTCACGGATGATCCCCGCATTATATGCCTCTCGCGCAAGACGTGCAGCCAGCGCGGCATTCTCTTGCTTGCTTTTGGCTGCTTCGTATTGGCGCTTTAGTTCTGACGTATTGTGCATCTTCGTCTCCATTGTTTCAATCATTTAGCAGGGCGGTCTGTGTCATATACGGGCGGGGTTTCTGATTTAGCGGTCATGGTGTGCGTTCCTATCTAGGCCAGCCTGCAACGCACCGATATAGTCTATTGGCCCTGTGGTGCGCTCGACTTCCTCACGAAAACACACCAGCGCGTGGGCGCTACATTCGGGATATTGCATCGCCAAGTCAGACGGCTCAAAAATAAATACCAAGGCAATGAGACGCACCATTACTCCACCCCCTGCATCATAGCGCGGAGAGTGCGGCCCACAGCCGTGGCCATGGAAACGCCTTTTATGTACTCGTCCTCAATGCCTTCAACGAGTTTATTTTGTGCGGTCTGATCGTCACCAAGCACCTTCGCCGCCTGCGCAACGCTGGTCTGCATGGCGGCTATCGCGGTGCGGGCCTCTCTGCGGGTTTCTTCTTTTTCAGCGTCAGCGCCTTGCCATAATGACGCATTGTCGTAGGTTCCTGCGCCCAAGCGATGATCCATTATGGCCCGCGCAACCCGCTCTACGTCTATCTGTGCGGTGTGGTTGGTCCTGACTGTGTGAGTGAAGTCCATTTCGGAAAGATCATAATCTTTCCAAATCTGCGCGGGATGGTCTAAATCAAAAGCACTGATAAGGTATGTTGGCTTTGGGTGCCATTTTGAAGTGCCATAGCGAACCTCCCCGATCAAAAGCCTGCGGGTCGCCGTATCACCGCGCCAGTTTGTGTAGGTTGCGGTAATCCAGTCTGTCTGTGCGGGGGTCATTGGGTGGTGTCTTTCGGCTTGGCTGGTATGCAAATGACCAGTTTGAAATATCGTTGTGGTTCGTCCGGTTTCATCGTCTCAATCCTTCATTTCCGCGTCAGTGCGGGGTGTTGTGGGGGTGGGCTGGATCAGGGCAGAACGGGCTATCTGCTGCATTATGCTGGCGCGTCTACGGGACCATTCTGCGTCTGATAACTCAAGCGTAGCAGGCATATCAAATCCAACTCCCGTTATATCATCCAGCGCATCCCGCGCCGCCTTCACCTGTGCCTCAAGTTCGATGATGCGGGCCTGCGCGGCGGCTAGGCTTGTTGTCTGGGTCATATCAGTGTCCCTTCGGCAGTTCGGTTAAATCAATAACGCCCGCTGCGTACCATGCGCCCGCGAGGATAGCGCTAATCCACACAGCGGCAATTGCAAGGTCACACAGCAGGTCGCGCCGGGCTTGGCGGGTGACTTCATTGGTCGGCTGCATTATTCGTCTCCCTCAATTCGCGGCGCATCTGTGCCAACCGCTCTAAATGTGTGTCGTTTTGCAGGTCAGCTATCTCGTCGCGGTGCCTGCGGGTGTAGATCGGGGCCTCGCTCAAGTGCTCAATGCAGTTGTCGATTTTCCGGCGCGGCGGCTTCGGGCGGCGGATGATGCGCCATAGGGCTAGGATGATGCTCACTGCACACCCCATAACCCGTAGACAATCCACGGCAGGGCCACGAAAATAACGGCCAGGCATGTGACGCCGATAACGTCACCGATAAATGCGCGGATCATAGCTTCATGTCCATTTTGGCAAGGGTGTTCGCAATCTCTGCGTGCCTTGATGCTTGCTCAATAAGACGTGCGGCGCGGTGTCGGTGGCCAGATATTGAGGACTTTGCATCAACCCCGAAAACGTGACGCTCTGGGGTGTGCAGTCCAGCGCGAACTTTGTCCCAATGCGCTTTACACGCTTCCTTTTGTGCGTCCGTCATGCTACCACCCGTTCGCTGTCGCCCGTGTTGATTGCAGTCGCCAGCCTGTGTGCGTCCGTCATCATATTGAAGGCGCGGGCGGTGGCTTCTGCTACCTGCAACGGCATGAAAACAGTGACGTGGCCGTGATCTGAATTGATCGTGAGCCAGCTTGTGCCGTCCTGTGATCCAGCTTCCATGCTTGTCGCGCCGTGGATGTTTGAACTCATTCTCATTGTCAGTCTCCTTGCGGGGCGCTGGCCCCTGTTGTTGGGGCTAATCTTGCGCGCCCGAAATGGCTTCCAGTTTAATATCGTCGGTCACGTCAACACACGGACCGTCAACAGTGACGTGCAGCACCATCATGTGCGCAAGTGTCGGCATCCAGTCCGCGTAGAGATTAACAGCGTCCGCGCGGTCAAACATGTCGTCAGAGATCAATTCCCATTTGCCAGTGCGCTCAAGCATGGCTGCAATCATGTAAAAATCGGCGGGGGCGGTGAATCGTTGGGTCATTGTGTTGTTCCTTTTGTTTCCGTTCCTGCAATCAACCTACGCCGTGCGAATGGCCGCGTCAATACACAATATCGCCTTGCGTATTGATTGACGTATTGATAAGGTAGGGCATGACAAAAACATACTGGCTCCAAATCAGAGTGACGGAAGAAGAACACCGCCACTACCACGCCCTAGCTAAACAGCAGGGCGTGACAATCACACAAGTAGTGCGCAAGGCGATGCAACGCTGGGCCGCGCGAATAGCAAAGAAAGATAAGGTATGACCCCCAAACAACGCACCACGCTCGCGCGCATGTCAGACGGTGACTGGCACACATGCCGCGACACGACAGGCGGCGTGCTATCTAAGCTGTATCGCGCCGGGTATATCCGTTGCGCATGTGAGCGCCCGCAAATGATCGAACGGCTCTGGACAATAACTCCTGACGGGCTTGCGGCGCTGGAGGCTACGGAATGAAGCCGCTAACAAGCTACGACATGCTGGACGGGCCAGAATGGATTCAAGATGAATGTGCCGAAGGCTACCGAGACGGTCGCAGGCCGGATAGCCCGTACCCAACATCAAACCTTTCACCCGCATACATACACGGGTTTAACAATGCGAGACGTGATGCCGGAACAATGCCACCAGTTGGTATGCACGAAATCGCTTCAACTTGGAATATGATCGTTTGTAGTGAGATTATAGAATGAACCGCGCAGAAATCCTAGCGGCAGCATCGCAAGCCGTCACCGTAGACCGTGATGCAACGCACGGCAATCCAGAGGACACGTTTGCATCCATTGCAAACCTTTGGTCCTCATATCTCGGCGAGGAGATCGGGTGCGCAGATGTTTCGGCAATGATGATCCTACTGAAGCTGGCGCGCATGAAAGGCAACCCGTCTTATGCAGACAACTGGGTAGACATTGCAGGCTATGCGGCTTGCGGTGGCGAAATAGCGGGGGATTAACCCCGCCAAAGCCTTATGACCTCGGCCTCAATATATGGGCGGATATTGGCAGGCACCCGCGCAAGCGCTGCCCGCCTTTTTTCTTTGCCGTGAATTGCCAGCACCTCCTTGGCACCTTGATAAATTGCCAGCCGCGCCCAGCTTCTTATTGCTTCGGGCGCGTCTTTCATATCTATCTCGCCGGACAGCACGCGCCGAAGCCACACAGACGGGCGCACGGCTTCACTCCATGGCATAGAGCCACTCCCCAAACGCTTCCCATGCAGCATCGCATCCCAGCGCCACGCAGGCAAACGCGCCGCTATCTGCGGCTGCGGTTAGGTATGGCAATTGACCGGGCTGGAATTTGCATTTCGTGTGGTCGCGGCGCTTCATCTCACAAACAAACGTGACCCGCGCCGGAATGATGATATCAGACGCCCCCGGCGTCATGCCCTCAGCCTTATCCATCGCCATTTGCCCACGGCTCCGCTTGCCTTCGTTTTTTACGTGGATGGCAAGCGCGCCCCATGTTTCGGGGTATTCCCGCCGGATGCGGTTGAAGAACGTCACTTGCTCAATGCTTTCCGGCGCGCACTTGCCGCGAAACCCGGGGTTGCCAAACAGGAGGACGTTGTGGGGGATGTCAGATAGCTTCATCTTGGTCCGCCTCTTTGTTATATGCAAACACGTTGTAGAATTTAGTTTCCGCGTCTTTTTTATAGGTCACGGTTTTGGGCGTGCCATCCTCTATTGCCCGCTGGAATGTTGCCCAGTCGGCTTGCTGGCGCGGGTATTGTGAGTTCGGATTGAACCACACCGAAAAAGACCGCCATGGCGTTACAAAATCAGCGCGCACGGTAGGGTTTCCACGTTGCGAAACCCCATCCCGCACGTCTAGAGAAATCACTTCATCCGTTTGCTTTTCTGTGGGCGTGCGCTTGATCCGTGCGAATTCCTCACGCAGCCTTGTGTTCGGGTCAACTATCTCTCCCTTGCACTCAATGCAGTATCGCGCCGCAATATCGTTAGGCGCATCACACTGCGGGCACTCCTTGAACGTCCAGCGATAGCCGCACCGATCATACTGGCCCTTACGTCCGACCTGCACCATGCCACAGCAACGCCTGCCATGGTGGGCGGATAGCGGGCCGAAGTCCGTCTGCACTTGCTGGCCGTCCAGATCGAGGCAATATCCCGCCTCGTCACGCTCATAATCCAGATGTTTGACGTTGGCTGAAAACGTGTTTTCATATGCGCACTCAGGGCACACAGCGGCCATGCCTGTGCCTTCGGTGCCAAGTCCGGCTTTCACCACTGGCGAAAACAAATCCCCATCGGGGAAGTGGGTTTTTATATTGTCAGCGAAATCCAGCCATAATGACCTTAGTTTTTGACTATCCAGACGCCAAGCACGTCCTAAAATTTGCTGTATTAGCGCAACGCTTTCTGACCTTCTAAGGGTGGCGATTAGCGATGTATGCTCTACGTCAAAGCCTGTGGTTAGCGCTCCAACTGAAACTAAAAACTTGAATTTCTGTGCGCGGTATGATGCAATGACCGCCTTTCGGCCTGTTAACGCGCCGCCCATTGCAGATGATTCATTCCCCGTAACAAACCCCGAGTTACTCGGAGGCAGGCTTTCCATTATCTCCATGGCGTGCTGAATAGTGGCCGCAAAGATCATGCACCCGCCATACATGTTCCGCGCCACGTCGACCACAGACGAAACAATGTTTGATGTCAGACGGCTTTGCCCCTCAAATGTTTGGTACAGGCTTTCATCTGTGAACCTCCCGCCCTTGGATACAAGCGCAGAAGTGTCATAGCTCTGATCTGCCGCGCCAATGTCCATGGGCGTGATGTAACCCTGACTAAGCATTTCTTGCCCAGAAACCTGTATGACGCACTTTGTAAAATACGGGTTACGGCAAACGCCAGCATCATTCACCTTTCCGTTGGGCTGGATTTTAAATATGTATCCATCGCCAAGCCGGTAGGGAGTGCCAGACAGGCCCACCACGCGCAAGTTGGGGTTGCCCTCCCGCATTGCATCTATAATGCCCCGTATGGTCGGGGTTGTGCCGTGGCACTCATCAATTATGACTGCTCCATATCCATCTTGGAATCGGCTAATGCGGTTTTTTACAGTGCCGGGAGTGCCGAAAACAACTTTGTGCCTCAAATCCTTTCGGCCCGCACTGGCGCTAAACATTGAAAATGGCTGGCCAGTCATGGCAAACTTTTCCGAGTTCTGCAAAACCAATTCAGCGCTTGGCGCGAGGCAAAGTATTTTCTTTCCACCGCTCATTTTGTGAATCGTCTCGGCAAGCATTGCAATGATAAACGATTTACCCGCAGCAGGTGCAGCGTCAATCAAGCACGGGTCAATGCTATTTTTTATTTCAGTTATAACTGCATCGTGGGCTGACTGTTGATATGGGCGCGGTATCATGGCGCGCGCCTCGCTTTGTTTGCGTGGGTATCGCACCACCTGTTGACATAGCTTCGCGCGTCTTTTGTCTGTGTGTGGCCCTTGACGTGCTTGGCGCGTATCGGGACACCTAGAAGGCCAGCCGCTTCAATCTTGCAATTCCAGTCGGACACCCGCTTAGGCTTTTTTGTAAGCCCTGCAATTAAATGAACGACCGCCATGCAGTCAGTTTGCAAAAGTATCGCGTCGGCCCCGTATTTTCGCGCTATCCACATTCCGTTAAGGGCCGCTTTTATTTCGGCATCTGTGCTAGTGTTTACGCCGCTAGAAAAAGAGCCGTATTTTTTAATAGGATAGGATAGGCCGTCGATGTTTATCCATGCGGCCCACCCCGCTTTGTTGTCTTGGTCCGAATAGCTGGCATCGGTTATGACTGTTGCCCAAATCATGTGAACTTCCACCCATTGCTATCCTTGCCCCGATACGGCTCCAAATCAAAATCAGGCGCGGCAACGGCAAGAGCTTTTGCATAGGCCACAGACCCGGCCCGCTTGACCAGCGTTAGTTTGCGCCCCGCGATTGTCGCGCTTTTGCCGCCACCGATACGCACCATTTCGGCCAGAACCTCGGCGCGCCTTTCCTTGGCGGCATCCATCGCGTCCGACAGTTCGTCGTATTCACGTACCAGACGCACGGCTTCCGGCGTGTCAATCTCCGTGCGCTTTGGCCCTTCGTGTTCGGCAGGATCGGCAGCGCGGGCGGTTTCCCATGCGGCGCGCAGGATAGGCATGTTTTCCGCAATCCACTCTGCGTCTGCCGTGACTAATTCTAGATTTGTCCCGTGTGGCGACCACTGGAAAAAGTGGCACCACTCTCGCCCAGTGCAAAATAGCTGCACCTGAATTTGCGCATAATATTGCGGCTGGTCTTTGATGCTTTTGAACTCAGGCGGTCTTTTCTTGCGCTGGCCGAACGGGCATTTTATTTCTAAAAGCCCATCGTGTTCGATCAGCCCGTCCGGTGAAGCGCCAAGCCAATCACCATGAGGCGCAAACGCCAGCGGCGTGACCGTGTTACCCGTCTCCATCTGATACTCGACCAGCGCGCCTTCCTCGTGGAATGTGCCATACTCAGTCGCCACGTTGGAAAAATAATCGTTCCCAATGCCATGTATATCACGCACCAATTGCCTAAACGCTTCCTCCGGTTTCATAAACGGCGAAACTCCAAGAAACGCCCCTGCTCGACTTGCGGTTATTCTACCACGCCTCGCCTCAAACCACGATTCCGACCTTTGCTCAAGAATTGAAGTATTCAATTTTTATCTCCATCATTTGTGTTTTTGAAAAAACTCTAAATTCTGTGCTTCCGTCAAAGTTGCCTACGTTTACCGGAGACCCAATTGACAATATTTTTTGCTCTACTTTTCTTGCGTTTTTATCGTTTCTAAAGTATGAAAACTCGCAGGATATTGGAGATTTATTATTGACGTATCCAATGCGCCAATCACCAAGCCTCTTTGACGTTATTCCCACCTTGCAAACAAAATTTTCAAGAAACTCTTGCCCCCAAATATACACAACGTCTGCATCTGTTAGGGGCCTGTTCATGTGGGCGCATACGCATTCTAGAATCCCAAGCCTTGCCGCAGCTTCATACGCTCCAGAAGATGATTCACAAAAAAGTGATCTGGTTTTGTATTTTAACGCCTCATTCTTGCATGTGTCTTTTGACCATATGCCTCTGGTTTTAGGCGGAGGCATCTTTAGGGTAATACGGTTCAAAATACCTTTTTTTGAGGCAGCCATATACTCAGACGGAAAATTATTTTTAAATTCACTTCGTGTATTAGATGACATTGCAGCGCGGGCAATTTCACAAAAGTGAAGGTGGTGACGCTTTTTAGGGCCACCATGCTTAAAGACTGTAAAAGCAGAATTTTCAGCACAGCAATCAACGCACGCAAAAGCTGATGTATACCTATTGCAAACATGCCCGCGCGGACACGGCTTGCCCGTAAAATAATGCTTCAAGCCTAAATCTAAAGCTGATTTTCTGGTGATAATTTTCATTATAAAACCTCCGTCAAAGGGCGTCTATTTAAGCGAGGCAGGCAGTGACGAACTGCTTTTCAACTGGCCAGTCTAGCCTCGCTTGATTATCCTAGAACGGAATGTCTGAATCGTCAAGCTTTCCGCCGTGGCCACTTCCACCCTCATTCTGCGGCTTTGCTTTAGCAGTAGCCTCGCCAACATGCAGCGGCTTATCAGATGGTGACACGGCCGAGACCCAGTTCCCTTCCATCATTTCGCCCGCGTTGCCCTTCATGCTCCACACCATGCATTTGATCACCATCGGTTTGTCGCGCAGGTGCATCGCCAGCATGTCGCTGGTCGGCGTGTCACCACTCTTCGTCAGCCTCCCGCCAGCATTGGCATCAATAGCGGCTAGCATCTTCCGATTCTTGTCGCGCTTCAAGTTTGCCGCAGCTTCGTCCTTGGCGTTTGGGTCAAAGTCCGTAACCCAAATTTTATGGAACACCTTGCGGTTTTTGAATTGTTCTGGGGCCATAATAGACCATCGGGCGCTGATGTATTCGCGCGGGTCGCTTTCATTCCCGTTCGTGGTCCATTTAATTTCATCAATCACCGCCAGCACGTCCGAGTTATTCGGGATTGGCTCCATGTTGCCGCCGGGAACCTCATATTCCTTTGGCGTGTCTGCTGCGGTTTCGCCGTCGCTCAAGTCCCAAAAGCTACTCATTGTGCTGTTTCCTTTTTCTTCGGTGCATTATGCCCATTTAGGGCGGGGATGAAGTCGGCCAGCGGGTTTTCGCCCATTTTTACGGCCATCGGTTCGGTGATGTTGTAGCGGTTTTTGGATACGTTGGCGGGCGATACGTTGCAGACCAACTCCCGCGCGCCCGTGCCGCGTGCCTTTTTGCGCTCATCGTCGCCACCGGAAACAAACATTTGCTGGCGCAAGAACGCCACCACGTCCACATCATCAACGTAGGGCGGCAAGCTCTTGTCAGGCAAGCGCAGAGAATAGCGCATGTAATCATCCTGATCCGGCAGCTTCATGGTTTGCACATCTGCGTGCGCCACAAATACAGCGTGCATCCCCTTGCGCTCATTTAGCAAGCCACAAGCCTTGCGCACCCGTCCGTGCATTGCAGCAACAGCCGATGTGCCTGCACCATACCCGCCCAAACATTGGTTGATAGACTTGGCCTTGGGATCACTGGCCAGAACGTCCGCAAGGAAAAGGCGTTCCAGCGCGGTCACGCTGTCAATCACAACTGTTTCGTAGTCGTGATCCTCTTGCAGTAAGGCCGTTATCTGCTCCCATAATACCGCGCCGGATGTGACCAGTGGCAAGGCTTTAGGTCGATTTTCCGCAGGGATTGCCTGCAATCCGTCCTCGGCGCGAATGAAAATTGGCTTGGGGAATGTCGCGGCAAGGCTGGTTTTGCCCATCCCGCTGTCTCCGCAAATCGTCACCATAACGGCGCGGTCTGCGGGTTTGCTTGCAGTCGCAAGGATACTCATACTCTAGTCCTTTGGTTTGGCGCATTGGCCCGTGCGGCGGGTCGCACTCTCTAATCCCGCTTAAATGTTGTTGCATGACTAGCGGGGCTGTGCAAGAACAAATATGCAGTAACGCATAAAAGGATTGCACCAGTGCTAGATATAGATGAAATTCGCAAATCTCTACAAGATAGGGTAATCACCGCAGTCTCTACGCAGACGGGGGTTGACCGAAACACCATTGCAGCGATCAAAAGCGGGCAGGCGGTCAACCCGTCACATCGCACAATCAAGGCGCTGTCAGATTATTTGGCCCCGGCACAGCGCCATGACTGACATCGCCCAACAGACCTACTACGGCCTATGCGACATATACCGCCATGACGCGGAGTTGTGCATCGGCACGGTATCGGCGTTTCTGGAGCAGCACAGTGCAGGCGTGCCTGACGTGCCGTTGTTTTCCGAGCAGGTCAGGCAAGACGCTTTGTTCTGGGCTTCTATCGCAGCGCCGCACGAGCTGGAAGCATATGCCGTTGCATCGCTCGACGCCTTGGAAAACAGCATCGTGGCGCACAAGCAAACGAAGCGCCTTGCCGCTGCCGCATTTAGGCGCATGGCACCCGATGACAGGATCAAATTTTTAAGGTGGGCAGAAAATGAGCGCTAAAACATTCAATCTCGCAGACTATGCAACGGGGAAGAGCTACGACGAAACGCAAGACGATCTTGCCCAAGCCCGCGTCTCTGCCGTTGCATCGCTAAAAGATGACGACTTTTCAGACTTCAATGAGGAATTTTTTCCACAGAAGTTTGCGCCGGAGCCGGAGCATTTAGAAGATGACGGCTTTGCCCTGCCTATCGACGTGACAGGCGTAGACCTCACCCGCCCGCCGGGGTTCGTGGGCAGGGTAGCGGATTGGATTGACGGTCAGTGCCGATATCCTCGACGCAGGCTTGCGGTTGCCAGCGCGATCACGGCCATAGGCAACATCGGCGGAATGTCACACTATGACACGCACGACGGCGTGACGGCGAACATGCTGTCTTTTTGCGTAGCGGCATCCAGCACGGGCAAAGAAGCCGTTATGCAGGCTTTTACAGAACTGCACATCGCGGCGGGAATGCAGGGCGCGATACAGGGCGGGATCAAAAGCGAACAAGAGATCGTGCGGAACCTGATCGAGAACCAAGCGTCATTCTACAACATTGACGAGATCGGTATTTTCCTGAGCAAGGTGCGCAACGCTCAACAGCGCGGCGGTGCATCATACCTAGAGGGCGTGTTCGGCACAATTATGAACGCCTATTCAAAAGCAAACAGCCGCTTTTTGCTTGGCGGCGATATCAAGCGGGATCTGCGCAAGGCGTATTTCGGCCAGCTATCCAAGGCCCAAGACAGCGGGGACGTAGAGCGGGAAGAATATGCGGCTCGGATGCTGGGCATGGTAGACAACGGGCTGGAGCGGCCATTCTTGTCAATCATCGGTTTTACGACGCCATCGACGTTCGAGGGTGTAATGGATGGTGAAACCGCGACGCAGGGCTTTGTCGGGCGCGCTATTATTGTAGCGGAGCGAGACATAAACCCGCGCCCGCGCAAGAGCTTCAAAAAGATCGACATGCCGATAATGATGGGCGGCAAGCTGGGCGTGATCTACGGCAACGAAGCGGGCCGTGTGGAGCATGTAGGGCCACGCAAGGACGTTACCACCACGCCAGAGGCGGCAGAGGCGCTGGACGCCATCATAGAGTGGCTGATCGACTATGCCGGACACATGGATGAAAAGACGGGCGAGGCCAGCGTGGCGATGATCAGGCGCGCCTATGAATTGATTGCGAAGGTAAGTTTCATTCTGGCAATCCCGGACGGCATCCGCACGATGGATCATGTCCGATGGGCGTTTGCATTTATCAAGGACGAGATTGATTTCAAGGTTCAGCTTGTCTTTGCCAACGACAACAAAAAGGCGCGCCCTGAGGACGCGCTGGCGGCTCGATTGATGAACTACATCGACACGGAAAACGGGGCATCTACGGCGGTGCTGGCGAGCAGGTCAAAGATTGATAAGCCGACGATTGAAACCACGATGGGGCACTTGGAAGGGCGCGGTGAAGTGGTGTCGAGGGCCGGAAAGCGACGGCGAAAAGGCGAGATTGTGGTTCAGTGGTTCCGAACATAGCCGAAGCAGAAAGACCCGCCCGAAATGGCGGGTTTTTTGTTTTTTGGGCCAAAACCCCTAAAGTAGAACCATAAGTAGAAGGAAATTCTACTTTTAAGCCTATGAGGTTAAAGGGTAAATGGGCTTAGTTAAGAAGTTTTAGTTAGAACCCTTAGATACATTTATAAAAAGCCCCTGAGCCTCTCTGAACCTCTTGAAAAACAGTATATAGATGTCTCTACATATCTATCTATAGTGTATTAACCAATGATTTCAGGGATTTAAAAGTAGAATTTGATTCTAACTACGTCTTAAGTTTCTACTTAGCGTTTAAGTCGTAATGACGCTTGCACCATCGCAAATCTAATGCCAGTATTCAGGAGCGCGGCTAGGTTATGCAGACCAAACATCGGAACCTCCCCCGACCGCCGCGCGCATTCTCAGGGAGCCGTGATAGGAGATCACACAATGCAACTCGAAGCAGGTAAATTCTACACGAACGGCGACGGCCAAAAGGTTGGACCGATGCGGCTTACACAATGCAACGACGGGTTCCACTGGTCCGATCCTAATAGCGTGAATTACTTTACTGACGCAGGCCAGTGCGACGATGGTCAGATATACGGCCTAATCGCAGAATGGACCGACACCCCCACAATATGGGAAAACATGACGCCGGAGCAAAAGGGCGCGCTGTTGCTGGCGGAGTTTGAGGGTGAGGCGATTGAGGTAATTGACCCGAAAGAACCGGGTGACAAGTGGTGTGTTATTTTGGACGTTAGATTTGATTCCCCCAACATGGCATACCGCATCAAGCCAGAACCAAAGCGCGAGACAATGACGCTGCATGGCCGCATGCATATCTCAAATGCCTACCCCGAGGGCGTTTTTAATGCCAATCGCAACCCACTGCGCGCAGGCGACACCCACCGCATCACATTTGACACAATCGACGGCGAACCTGACTGCGCCACGATCCGCATGGAGCGCCTGACATGAGAGACCGCATCGAAGATATTATTTGGGACAACTGCCACGACGGTGGAAACGGACAAAAGATTCACGAAGCCGTCGAAGAAATCATCGCCGCCCTGCCCGATATGATTGCGCCGTTGGTGTTCTCTAGGCACCCTATAGGCTGGAACACTGACGGTTTCATGATCGATACACGGGGAACGGACATTTACGTCATGCGTGGCCTATATCAAAAACCGCGTTTTGACACGGTAGAGGAAGCAATCAAAGCATGTAACGCCCACCACCGAGCCGCAATCATGGCAGCGTTCGGGGGTGATCTATGACTTATGAAAATTCAACAGTAAACCGCTGGCACGCAAACCCTGATCCCCGCCTGCGCAATGGCGGTGACACCATCGACGCGCACCAACCGCGCGTTGCCACCCTGTGCCACTCACTCGCCGCGCACATGGGACACCCGCTTACCGAAAGCGACCTGCTACTTGCAGCCCGCAACCACGACGAGGCCGAGCGGGTTCTTGGCGATATGCCAGCACCAGCCAAGGCGCGGTTTCCAGAGCTTGCAGAGGCGTATGCAATCGCAGAGCGGGAAGTCCTGCGGGGCATGGGTCTGGATTGGAAGCTGACCCCCAAGGAAGAACAAATGCTGCACCTGTGTGATAAGCTGGATGCATATATTTTCGCCGTGTCGTGCGGCGTCACCGGGCAGGAATGGGATGAAGATCGCGCGCTGATTAACGTGATGTCGGACAAGTTCAAGGCACGTGAATGGGTCGCGGCGCAGATGGGGGCCGGGGTATGAACCTTTCACACCGTCACGAAATCAGGGAATCCCGTATGCGCAGCTCACATGTCCCTGTCCCCGATCGGTTTGCGGGTATCGCCAATGACCCAACATCAGACGAAGCGTGGCAACCTTCGGAGGCATACCTTGCGATGATACGCAAATCGGTTTCCCGCAAGTGCACTGCAAACACGCAGCAGAAGGTAAAATATGTCGCTGGCGATTTAACCGCGTGCCACCTTAACGCGCTAAAGGCGATCACCAAGGACGGTATGACCGCAAGTGAAATCGCGGCAGGGGCTGGCGTTGAGGCGGCGAACGTCAGAACGGCCATCTCAGCGCTGCGGGTTAAGGGCTACGTCAACTCGGTGTGCGTGAAGGGTATCAACCTTTGGACGCGCACGGGAAAGGCGGTGAAGTATAACCCTTGACACCACAGCCAATACTGTGGCACAATGATCGTGTTGTTTCTCATTGTTGTCTCCCAACTTAGCCCCGCGCCGTAAAAAGCGCGGGCTTTTTTGTTTGCGTTGCAAGCATTGGCGTAATGTGGTACTTACGGGCCGGACACAGGAGATGAATGGGAGATGTTATGACTAAGACAGAAATCAGAGCGGCTAAGGCCACCGCGTGCATAATGGGACTAATCGTGGTTTATTTCTGCGGGGCCGCATTTATCTGGGGCTTGGCTGGGTTTTTAGGTGCGTGGATGCTGCTTCTTGCTTCATTCCTTACTTATGTTTGCACGGCAATTGTGTTCTTTTGGACCCTTGACGCAATGGGGGGAGGTTGACATGAAAAGCAAAAAGACGCCAGAAACAATAGACCACATCCTCGATAGAATTTCAGAGGGTGAAAGCATTGTGAAGATTTGCGGGCTGGATCGTGATGATTCCATGCCGTCCGCAGTGCTTTGGTATCGGTGGCTTGATGAAGATACTGAACTCGTTAAGAGATACACGCGCGCGTGCGAAGCAAGAGCCGAGCAAATCTTTGAGGAGATCCTCAACATTTCAGACGATGGCGCGCTGGACTTGGTTGCGAATGAGGACGGCAGTGAACGGCTGAACTCAGAGCATATCCAGCGCTCGCGTCTCCGGGTTGATAGCCGCAAATGGATGCTGTCCAAGCTCCAGCCAAAGAAGTACGGCGAGAAGCTGGACCTGAACCACGAGAGTGCAGGCGGCACTATGACGCCTCATGTGATCGAGCGCGTGATTGTAATGCCTGATAAGAAATGAGCGCAAAGCTTAAACTCCGCATTCCAACGGCGGGTGTGTTTGCGCCCCTGCTAGAGCCGTCGCGGTACAAAGCCGCATGGGGCGGGCGGGGGTCAGGTAAATCGCACTTCTTTGGCGGTCTGATGATTGAGGACCACCTACGCAATCCCGGCATGAGGTCTGTTTGCATTCGTGAGGTGCAGAAGTCGCTAAAGCAATCTGCAAAGCGACTGGTGGAGGATAAGATTGAGGCGTTCGGGCTTGGCGAACGTGAGGGGTTTAAGGTTTACCGCGAGGTGATCGAGACGCCCGGTGATGGCCTTATCACATTTACAGGGATGCAAGACCACACGGCGGACAGCGTGAAGTCGCTTGAAGGCTTTGACCGTGCCTGGGTGGAAGAGGCGCAGGCCTTGTCTGACAGGTCTATGACGCTACTGCGCCCGACAATCCGTAAGGACGGCAGCGAGCTTTGGTTTAGTTGGAACCCACAGCGTGCCAAAGACCCCGTTGATATGCTTCTTCGCGGGCTTAACCTACCGACGGGCGCAACCGTGGTGCGGGCGAACTGGTCTGACAATCCGTGGCTGCCCAAGGTGCTGGAACACGAGCGCACAGACTGTCTTAACGCCACGCCGGAGCGTTACGGGCATATCTGGGAGGGCGAGTATGCCACGGTTCTGGAAGGCGCTTATTTCTCGCGGCACCTGACCGATGCGCAGCTTCAGGGCCGCATTGGCTTTGTCACCGCTGATCCATTGCTAAAGAAATATGCAATCTTTGACATTGGCGGCACATCTCGCAAATCAGACGCCACGGCAATCTGGATCGTGCAGTTCGTCGGCACGGAGGTCAGGTGCTTGGATTACTACGAGGCTGTAGGCCAGCCGTTTGACGCTCATGTGAATTGGCTACGGGCTAACGGATGCGCTGAGGCTGTCTGTGTGCTGCCTCACGATGGCAGGAAGCACGACACGGTGCACGCGGTTACGCCAGACGGTTATCTGCGGCAGGCGGGCTTCACCTGCGATGTGGTCAAGAACCAAGGCGCGGGCGCGGCGTTGCTCCGCATTGAAGCCGTGCGCCAGATGTTTCCGGCGGTTCGGTTTAACGAGGATACAACGACGGGCGGACGCGAGGCGCTGGGCTGGTATCACGAAAAGCGCGACGAGGTGCGGGGCATTGGCTTGGGGCCGGATCACGACTGGTCAAGTCACTGCGCAGATGCGTTCGGGCTAGTGGCTGTGTATCGCAACATGGTGCAGGTATCATCGGGCCGAAAGCCACTGCGCCGGAACATCCAAGGTATAGCATAAGCCTCGCGCCTGTGCTATGTTTGCCACAAAAGGGGTATTTATGGCACAGTTTCTCGACTTCATGGATATGATTAACGGCGGCGGCGCAGGTGCTGGCGGTAACAAGTTCGAGGGCGGCGGGATATTGTCCAGCATTGCCAACTCGCTGTTTTCGCCGCGCGGCTCTCTCAATCGCATATCTCCGCAAGCTAGGCCGCAAGGCATGGGCCATCCGATGATGCAGCCGATGATGCAGCCACAGCAGCGCCAGACCATGGAAACGCCAGTCGCAATGACAGGTGCAGCCCCGCAGGTCACGACCTCGCCGCTCAACGATTATCAGGCCATGTATGAAGAAATGGTTGCGTTAGGCATCCTGCCACCAAATATGGGTGCGCAACAAATGTATCCGAGGATAGGGCCGCAGTAATGAGCATCGCAACATACGCAGAGCTAAAAACGGCGGTGGCAGACTTTCTCAACCGCCAAGACCTGACATCAACAGTGCCGACATTCATTTCATTGGCCGAGGCGTCAATCGGGCGGGATCTGCGTCACTGGCGTATGGAAGAGCGCAGCGTTGCGGAGATTGACAGCCAATACAGCGCGGTTCCGAGTGATTGGCTTGAAACGCTGCGCTTCTCGACCACGGACGGCGCAACGTCACCAATGGATCTTATCAGCCAAGCCGAGCTAATCGAGCGCCGCGCGTCAACCGATAACATCGGCGGGCGTCCTCGCTTCTATGCACATTCAGCGGGCCAGTTTGAGTTCTTCCCAACGCCGGATGAAATTTATAACGCTGACCTGATCTACGTCGCGCGCATTGCTGCTCTATCTGACAGCAACACGGTCAACTGGCTTCTGACAGAGGCACCAGACGTGTATCTCTACGGCGCGCTGGTACACAGCGCCCCGTACCTCAAAGAAGACCCGCGCGCACAAACATGGGCCGCGTTCTACAAGTCTGCAATCGACAGCCTACAGCGCACGTCGGATCGTGCGAAACATAGCGGCACCGGGCTGCGTTTGAAAATCAGAGGACTGAGCTAACATGTCGAAGATCAATGATACGACAGACTATCCGGTAACGGTTCCCGCCGCTGGCGACATGCTGATCGGCACTGATGTTTCAAACACGTCTACGGACGCGGGCGGCGAGACTGCAAACTTCACCGTGGCGGGGCTGACAACGCACGTCGAAAGCAACATGGACGCGCTGCGGAACGTGGCGCTAGTCAACGCCCTTGCCACATACGCGCCAACGCGGGCCGAGGCGCTGTTGCTAAATGTGCCAGCGGCTCAGGTGGTTTTGTTTGTTCGCAGTGATGTGGGATTGCTGGCTTACAAATCCGACCCCGCAGGCACCGCGCTTACCACGGCAGGCGGGCGCAAGTGGTCGCCTGATGGGAAGGCTTATGCAAACCACTGGGGCGTTGACACAACGGGTGCGGCAGACTGCATCACCGCGATTACCGCCGGATTGCTTTACGTTTCAACGCAAGGTGACAAGACGCTCAATTTTTTAGCTGGAACATACTATCACTCAACGCCTATCGTTTATCCGTTCGTCACTGGCGTCCAGATCATCGGTACAAGTGTTCCGGCCTCGTCTAGCATGAATATGCCAGTTCGGTTCACTTGCGATCAAGCGACAGGCGCGCAAGTCCGGTTGACACATAGCAATCAAACACTGAAAGGCGTTGAAGTTCATGCATCCGGCACTCGTCAGAGACAAGACTTTACAGCGGGTGCGTTCGGAGTGCTTATTGAGCGGGATGAAGACCTATCAATTGCATCAATCGCTCAAGTGCACATTGAGGAGGTATATATAACCAAGCAGTCCGGCCACGCTCTGGTTTCGTCTGGTGCGGGATTTATGCACAAATATATCGGCGTTGTTACGCGTGAGAATAAAGGCCACGCAATCACGGTTTCAGATGGCACGCTTACTGGTCGGACAAACATAGGCCGAAGCGGTGGCTACATCATTGAACACCAGCGTGCGTTTAACGATCAAGGGTATTTAATCAAGCTGGGCGACCGTGGGACTTATGGTGTTTATCGCTTTACCCTGATAGACTGCGATAGTTCAGCATCATTTAATCGAAACGATGCCATTTCCCCGAACGCGGCTGTGATGGATATTCATGGCGAGAACATCACAATATCAAACTATGCACTGGGCGGCGGCAATGACGCGGGTTCGTCATATGCCGGCGCATATGTTTCTGGACGAAACATCTCTTTTAATGCGTGCAGATATATTGACGTGACATCCTACGCCATTCTTTTTGATGAAGCGACAATTGGCGTTGGCGAGGTTGAGATTAATTTACCATACGCCACAAATAGCAGCACGCTAAACCCCGGCGTGGTCGCAACCGCAGGCGCAAGAACCTCATTTATAAACCTTCCGTCCGAGGGCACTGGGGGCAAAAAGCCAGTGACGCCTTTTTCCGCAGCATACACTAAGGGCATCTATCTTGATAACAGCGAGATAGCATACGGCGCGCACCAAGTAAAAAGCCGGGGATTGTTTCATGGATCGGCTGACGGGACTGTTCAATTCAGGGCTGAAAGAGCGAACGCCGTAAGTGGTTTTGAAGTGGTCAGGACGGGTTCTGGCGCTGTGACCGGGGGGGTCTTCTCAGAAGCGAACACTCTAAGATTCAAAACGTCAACAGAAAATGACCTGCAATTTTCAAGAAATAATGTTACTAGAATGTCTGTGAAAGCCACTACAATAAACATTGTGTCGCTCCCCACAAGCACCGCCGGTTTGACGGTAGGCGACCTTTGGAATAATTCTGGCGTAGTGAGTGTGGTTTAATGATAATCGACGTAATCGGCACAGCCCGCCCTGACCTTGTGCGCCGCTACCTGCTGGGATGGTGGCGCTGATGGCCTCTATTCTTCTCGACGAAAGCGGCGCGCGGTTGTTTGACGAAATAGGCCGCAGGCTGTTTGACGAGGTAGGGCTTTGGGTTGAGCAGGCAGACACACCCGAGACCTGGACCGAGCAGGCAGACACGTCAGAGACTTGGACGCGGCAACCGTAAAGGGTATACTATGAAATACGGACCAATGAAGCCGGTTAAGCGCAAGCCAAAACCCACCACGAAGAAAGGCAAGTAAATGGCCGATGCGGTAACGACGAGTTTTTCCCTTGTGAAGCCGGAAGTCGGCGCATCCGAGGATACTTGGGGAACAAAGGTCAACGCCAACTTCGACAGCGTTGACGATCTGCTTGACGGTACAACGGGCATTACGCCCAACCTGCTGACGGGCTGGGAGGTCGCGGGCGTCGCGGTTACATCTACTGCGGCAGAGCTGAACCTCCTCGATGGCGTTACTGCAACTGTTGCGGAACTGAACAAGCTGGACGGCGTTACGTCTACGACGGCTGAGCTGAATATTCTCGATGGGGTGACTGTGACGGCCTTGGAGATCAACGCTCTTGATGGTATTCTTGGCAATGTGCAAAGCGATATCACTGCGCTTCAAGACTTCAAGGCACCGCTCAACGGCCCCGTATTTACAGGTACGCCGCGAGCACCGACACAAGCGGCAGGCAATAACACAACGCAGATTGCTACAACGGCTTACACTCGCGCCGCAATTCCTGACGTTTTGAACGCATCGGGGTCCGCCCCGCTGTACGGTTGCCGGGCGTGGGTGAATTTCAATGGTGCCAATGGTACCATTCGGGCGGGTGGCAACGTGTCCAGCGTTACTCGCAACGGTGTCGGGGATTATACTGTCAGTTTTACAACTGCAATGCAGGATGCTAACTATACTGCAAACATAAGCCACGGGTTTAATGGATTGCCGAGCGGCGCGCAAAACAACACGGGCGCGTTCCAGCATACAACCGCGACTGGTTCGTTCAGGCTTGTGGTCATCGATGCTAATACTGACGTGGCTACGGACGCCGCCGTGGTGATGGTTTCAATCTTCAGATAGGAGCGACAGGATACCCAATGCCCTTATTGCCCCTTGATATTCCGCCGGGTGTTTACCGCAACGGCACCGAGTTTGACCAGTCTGGCCGCTGGCGTGACGCTAACCTAGTGCGCTGGCGTGACGGGTCACTGCGCCCCGTTGGCGGCTGGCGCACGCGGATCGCGACGGCATATGACCAGCCCCCGCGCGGGATGCTTGCTTGGGAGGACCTGAGTGGGGATCGGCGCATTGCTGCGGGGACTTTTAACAAGCTGTTCTCCACGTCGGCATCCAACGTCACGACTGACATCACGCCAGCGGGGTTCACGGCTGGTCTTGTTCGGTCGGCGGCGTTTACGGGATACGGTGGCAGCTTTTACGGCGCGGATACATTCGGGACAGAGCGATCCGACACGGGTAACTTTTCAGAGGCTACTACATGGGCGCTGGACAATTTCGGGGAAAACCTTGTGGCCTGCTCTAGCAAGGACGGCAAGCTGTACGAGTGGGCGCTTGATACAGGCACGCCCGCTGCGGCTATCAGCAACGCCCCTACGGGCAACCTATCATTGTTGGTCACGGCAGAGCGGTTCTTGTTCGCCTTGGGCGCTGGTGGCAATCCCCGCAAGGTGCAGTGGTGCGACCGCGAGGCCAATACTGTATGGACTGCCGCAGCAACAAACGAGGCGGGCGATATCGAATTGCAAACGTCTGGGCAAATCATGTGCGGCGTTCAGGTGCGCGGGCAGTCGCTAATCCTCACAGATCAAGACGCACATACGGCCACCTATCAGGGGCCACCATTCGTCTATGGGTTTGAGCGCGTCGGGCAATCGTGCGGCATCACATCGCGCAAGGCTTTGGCGTCTGTTGATGCGGGCGCGTTCTGGATGGGGCAAAACGCATTCTTTACGTTTGCGGGCGGCGCCGTGCAAGAGTTGCCGTGCGATGTTGCGGATTATGTGTTTGGCGACCTAAACCGATCACAGGCCAGCCTAATTCACGCGGTATCGCTGGCCCAACACGGGGAAGTCTGGTGGTTTTATCCATCGGGTGGATCCAATGAGTGTAACAGATATGTCGCGCTTGACTACGCAGAGGGTCATTGGACCATCGGCACGATTGAGCGCACAGCAGCGGTTGCGCGCGGCGTGTTCAAATATCCGCTTTGGGTGGATGCAAGCGGCAATCTCTATGAGCATGAAGTCGGGCTGCAACACGGTGATGATGCGGTGTTTGCGGAAAGCGGGCCAATCACGATCGGCACGGGAGAGAATGTCATGGCGGTGACTAGCTTGATACCCGACGAAGGCACGCAGGGCGATGTCAGCGCGACATTTAAGACACGCTTTCACCCCAACGGCGACGAACAGTCATTCGGGCCTTACACGATGGGAACGCCTACGGACGTGCGGTTTACAGGGCGACAGGTGCGGATGAGGATCGAGGCTGAACGGCTTGCAGATTGGCGGGTGGGCGTGATGCGTGTCGAAGCGTTCGGGGGTGGCAGGCGATGAACGGCTTGCCACCAGTAGGACCTGACGTTCGCGTATGGGCGCAAGACTTTCGCCGCACTATCGCAGCTTCGTGGTCGCGGCTGACATACCGCAGGAACGGCGCAACGGCGGCAGAGGATGGGACAATCCTTTGGGACAACGAGCAGGGATATCCCGTGGTGTCCAAGTCCGGAGCATATGCGCAGGTGGGGCTATTCGTGGGCGTACCCGCAAGCGCAACAGCATCGGGTCAGGCGGGCGAATTGGCACAGGATGCAGCATACATCTACGTTTGCACGGCAGCAGATACATGGAAACGGGTGGCGATATCGACATGGTAAACCTTGAAGACTACCGCGATCAGATCGACAGCGCCCTAGCGTATAGCGGCGGCACGCATGATTTTGATGATGTTGCGCGCGGCGTTATATCGGCTAAAATGCAACTGTGGCCAGCCCGCAACAGTTGTGCTATAACAGAAATCATATGCTACCCGAAAAAGAAGG